TAAATAAATTTAGAGGATTGATGGGTGAGAGAGAAATACCTACTGTCAATGTTTCTGATGGTGGTTTAGCTAAAGACGAGGTTCTATCTAGAGTCGCTGACCCTCGCTATAGAGATGATGTAGCATTTAGAAAACAAGTTGAGAGAGATTTAGAAGAATTAGAGAGAGCTGGAAAGCTATAAAATAAATTTGAATTTTTCTAAAAAAAGAGTTATAAATATAATATTAACTCATAACCCTATTCAGGGCGAGTTTGGCTGCTCAGAAATGAGTCGTTGCAAGAGCGGAATCTTGTAGCCAAGGCTGAATTTTTTCAATAACCGATAGGCGATTAGTTTTATATTAATTTTAAACAAGGAGTACACAATGAGTACAGGACTATCAACTGCATTTATTACTTTGTTTGAGGCTGAAGTAAAACAGGCTTATCAAGGTGATGCAGTATTAAGAGATAGTGTTAGGATGCGTACAAATGTTGAGGGTTCAACTGTAAAATTCCCTAAAATTGGTAAGGGTACTGCACAGATTAGAACACCACAGACAGATGTTGTGCCGCTTAACACTTCATTCTCAACAGTAACAGCCACTATGGAGAACTACATTGCGGCTGAATATTCGGACATTTTTGACCAAGCAAAGGTTAATTTTGACGAAAGACAGGAACTTGCACAAGTAGTGGGTAAAGCCATTGCTCGTAGAGAGGACCAAATAATAATTGATGTTATGGAAGCAGCTTCTCCAGGAACAACTATTGCTAACACAGTAGTAACTTCAGGTTCAGCGGCAGCTTCAGATTTGAACATTGGTAAAATCATCGCAGCTAAAAAAGCTATGGATGCTGCTAATGTTCCTCCAACAGACAGACACGCAGTTATTCATGCGAATAGTCTTGCTGGATTGCTTGGTGATGAAAGAGCAATCTCTGGAGATTTCCAAAACATTAAAGCTCTTGTTGCTGGTGAATTGAATACCATGATGGGTTTTCAGTTTCACATTGTTGGTGACAGAGATGAAGGCGGACTAGCTATTGATGGTTCAAGCGATAGAAATACTTTCTTCTATCATCGTTCAGCCATCGGTTGCGGTGTGGGTATCCCACCAAAAGTTGAGGTCAACTATGTGCCTGAGAAAACATCATTCCTGGTGAGTGCTATGTATTCTGCTGGTGCTGTTGCGATTGACACAGCTGGTCTTATTAAAGTAACTTGTAGAGAGTCGTAGGAGGTAAATTATGGCATTTTCAAGAGATGGCTGGAATCCAATCGGCGGCATGAGTAAAAGAGGTACTGCACCACAAATGTGGAGCTATACCACAACTGACAGCTTAGCCACGATGAATACAGCTGCGTACTTCAATTCGGTATCGGATGAAGTAAAAGTCGGTGATTTAATTTATGTTCATGATTCTAACACACCTACAGCTTCGCTAGTTGTTGTATTAAGTAATTCTAGCGGCGTAGTTGATGTTTCAGACGGAACAGCATTAAGTGTTGCTGACTCAGACTAAACTATAAACTGTGGGGAGGGTTTTCCCTCCCTACTTTAAAGGATTTTTATGGCAGCAGGTGACACTCAAGTAAGTATAGCAAATCAAGCTCTATTGTTGCTTGGTGCTGATACAATATCAAATTTCACAAACGGAACAGCAGTAGGTAATGCGTGTTCTATAATTTTTCCAAAGGTTAAAGCTACAACTCTAGGTATGTATCCTTGGAGTTTTTCTTTAAAAAAGGCTGAGCTTTCTCGGTTATCCACCGCACCAACAGCACATTTTTTATATCAATATGCCCTCCCCCCTGATATGCTTAATAGTGTTCCGAGAGCGGTTTATGCAAGTGGTGACCGAGGCTCACCAAAAATAAATGGTGAATGGGAAGTACAAGGCGAAACATTATTAACGGACAGAGATAAAATTTTTGTTGATTATCAACAGGATGTTGTTGAAGGTAAACTACCGAGTTACTTTACACAATTACTTGTATATATGTTAGCTTGGAACTTAGCCGAACCAATAACAGACCAAACAGAGAAAGGTGCATATTACAAACAAATTGCATTAGGTACAGCAGCTGACAACAACAGAGGAGGTTATTTCAGAACAGCTATTAACATTGATGGTGCTGGAGAAACACCACCTGTTATTGCTCAGTATCTGTTAACTGAGGTTAGAAACTAATGTCTAGGATTGTTCAGTATCAATCGTCATTCACAATGGGTGAGTTTGACCCATTAGTAAAAGGTAGGGTTGATATTCAACAATATCAAAATGCACTTGAGAAAGCTACAAACATTGTATGTATTCCTCAAGGAGCTATAGAACGCAGACCAGGCACACAATTTTTATTAGATGTTTCAAGTCATTTAGGTTCAGGTATTACTGCTCAGCAAGGTATAAGATTAATACCTTTTGAATTTTCTACTACTGACTCATTTATGTTAGTGTTTGTTAAAGTATCAACAAGCTCAACCAATAATGCTAGGATGTTTGTTTTTAGTAATGGTCAACTTATTACAAATATAAATTCAAGCGGAAATAATTATTTAACAGTTTCCTTGGGTGATATATCTTTTGATAAATTAACATTTACACAATCGGCTGACACTTTAATTTTAATGAATGAGGATTTAGCACCTATCAAAATTGTAAGAGGTGCAAACAATCAAACTTGGACAGCATCAACTATATCTTTAACTTCACCACAATATGGATTCACACTTGCAACAACAAATCCGTCTGGAACAATTACACCATCATCCATTGACGGAACAGCAACAATAACTGCCTCTGCAAGTGTATTTAGTTCAAGCCATGTTAATCAATATCTCAATGTTACTAATGGTTTTGGTAGAGCAAGAATAATTGAATTTGTTTCTGCAACAAGTGTAAAAGTAAATGTTGAAGTACCCTTCTTTAATACGAGTGCAGTAGCCAATGGGAATTGGGAATTAGAAACAGGTTATGAGGATGTTTGGTCAGCTACTAAAGGTTACCCAAGGTCAGGTACATTCCATGAGGGTCGTTTATATTTTGGTGGTGCAAAGAGTCTACCCTCTGCATTATTTGGTAGCAAGGTTGGAGATTTTTTTAATTTTCAGGAGTCCGAAGGTTTGGACGATGACGCAATCTTTGCCATACTTTCTTCGGATGCTGTAAACGCAATAACAGGATTAAGGAGTGGAAGGGATTTACAAATATTTACAACAGGTAACGAGTTTTTTGTTCAACAGGCAGAAGGTCAGCCAATTACACCAGGTAATTTAACAATCAAAGCTGCAACTAAATCTGGGTCAAAAGAAAATCTTATGCCTGTAGCTGCTGAAGGTGGTACTATATTTTTACAAAGGTCAGGTAAAGCCTTACGAGAATTTTTATTTAGTGATGTTGAATTATCTTATCAATCAAACAACATATCTTTATTATCTAGCCACCTATTAAAAACTCCTGTTAAGATGACATTTCGTAGAGCAACCTCCACCGATGATGGAGATTTATTAATTATTGTCAATGGGCAAGACGGAACGATGGCAGCCTATTCTATACACAGAACACAGAAAGTTGTTGCACCTAGTGAATTTATAACTGACGGAACTTTTGAAGATTGTAGTGTAGATATTAATGATATTTATGTTATTGTAAAAAGAACAATTAACTCAGCAACAAAACACTATGTGGAGATTTTAGATGACGATAGAACTACTGATTGCTCTTTTCAGCTTTTTGATGGGTCTGCTGATGGGAATAAGCCTACCTCAACAACAGTTACAGGTCTTACGCACCTTGAAGGAAAAACTGTGGAAGTTATTAGAGATGACATATTCTTGGGTACGAAAACTGTTTCGTCTGGGCAAGTAACTATTGACCAAATACCAACCACCTATGTAGAGATAGGTTTACATTATGATGTGGTTGCTAGAACTTTACCAGCTGAACCTAGACTCCCTTCTGGAACTATGGTTGGTAGAAAGAAAAGAATTGTGGATGCTAGTCCTATTTTATTTCAAACTCAGAACATTGCTATCAATGGCAAGGAAGTTCCTTTAAAACAGTTTCCCTATACTCTTGATTCAGCCGAAACTATTTTTTCTGGTCGTAAAAGAGTTACTCCAATACTTGGATATAGTAGCGAAGTACAATTAGAAATAACCCAGACTAAGCCTTTGTTTTTTACATTACTTGGTTTAGAATACAATGTGAGTGGTAGTCAATGAGTGCTTCAGCAGTATTTGGTGGACTTGGTTTATTTTTAGCTTACCGACAATATCAGGCAACTGTTGCTGGTGGTAAGATACAAAGACAAGCCTATGAAGCTCAAGCAAGAAACAGAAGATTAGAGGGTAGAGTAGAAGCGGTAAGTGCTAAAGAAAAAGCCAATGAAATATTAAGACGAGCAAAGATTGCTTTAGCTAGTAATATAGCTGGTGGTTATGCAAGTGCAGTAAATCCTTTTGTTGGTTCTGTTGATACTGTAAGCAAACAACAGATTTTAAGACCAGCTGCTTTAGATGTAAATGTTCAGGAAGAAGAGGCTTTATTAGCTGTAGAAAAAGCGGATAGGGAAGCTCGTTATTTAGAGTACAGAGGACAGATGGCACAAGCACAAGCTAGAACTTCGGCACTAAGTGGTTTGGGTATGGCAGCATTACAGGTTGGTTTATCTGGTGCGTTTAGTGCTTTAACACCAAATCTTTCACTTGATTTGGGAAATAGATTTGGAATGGGTAGGTCGGCTATGACAACAACTCCTGTAACAGGTAATCTAGCAGTTGGTGGAGGTCTATTGTCTGGAGGAAATACAGCTGGAAGTTCTTTAGCAAATTTTTCTACTAACCCAATGTTTTTTAATCAAATGAGTCCTGTTAATACTTCTGCACTAAACACAGCTGGAGGACCTTCCTTCATGGGAATATAAACTATGGCAACAAGAAAAACATTACAAAGACAATTTCTCGGTCCTCGCTACTCCCCATCATCAGAGGCAGAGATAGGTGTATTTAACCAGGCACAATCTGGAATGTCCGCATTGTCACAAAATCTAAATCAAATGACCAATTTCTTTTTTAAGGAAATGCAAACCAGAGCAGTAGAAGAAGGAGAAATTTATGGAGCTACCAATCCCATTACTATGGATGAATTAGAACAAGCAGCAAAAACAGGTGAGGATGTTACAGGTCGTTTAGGTTATGGGTTAAAAGGTAAGGCAGCTCGTAGCACAGCATTCGCAAGTGTTATTTCTGAAATAGAATTAGAAGCCTCCAGAGATTATATGGGTTATATAGAAAATGCAAAACTAACTCAACAAGACCCACAGGATGTTATTGATGGTTTAGATTCTATCACTTTAGGTTACACATCTTTGTTAAAAAAAGCGAGTCCAGAGAACTATGGAATAGTTAAAGGTGCGTTGTCTAAATTGAGTAATGGTGTACTTAAAGGTTATATAAACGACATTGCTGATATAGCTCAACAACAAATTCAATCTATGGCAGCTGTAAAAATTGAAGGTATTAAAAGTAATTTAGGGAATTATATAGAAGGTGAACTTGACCCTAGTAAAACTGAACAACAGATGATTAATGATTTAACTAAATTACAATCAGTACAAACAACAACTGCTTTATCTATTGCAATAAATGAAGGTAAGTATACAGGACAACAAACATCACAACTTATAAAGGATGTAGAAAAAGACATTATAGAGAAAAAAAAGGGGATTGCTATTAATCAGGCTTTAAAAACAGGAACTGTATCTTCTATAACATCACAAATAGTGCAAGGTAAAAAAACAAATAATCCACAAATAAATGCTTTGATAGCTGGTATGACGATAGAAGATAAAAATGATTTAGTAAAAAAAATGTATGCAGCAAGACAAGATGAAATTTCTTTTGAAAAGGCTATAGATGAATCTGATGATGAGAATAGTAAAACTCAATTTGCAGAAGCTAACCTTGCAGCTTTTGAGGCTTTAGATGAAAATAACATTATTGAATTTAACAAACAATTAAATATTATGAGAGCCATTGACCCAAGTGATTCAAAAATATTTGAGCTAGAACGAAAACGAGTAGAACTTGGTGGGAGAAGATTGACGAGCAATCCTGTAGAATTTAAGAGGTTACAAGAATTAGAACAAAAAAACATTTTAGACTTTGACGAACTTAATAAATTTAGAGGTGAGTTAAGTAAAAAAGATTATGATAGCTTGTTTAGTGAAGTAGAAAAAGATAAAAAATTCCAAATAAGCACCGCTTTGCGAAAAGTTGAGGGATTACAAACATATAACCCAGAACAGCTACTTCTAGCTGAAACTAAAGAAAGTAAACTATATGCAAAATTAAGTGGTGGATTAAAAGCTGCCGCTGCCAAAGCACAAAACGAGTTAAAGGCTTTTGATGTAAATAAATGGTTAGAAGATAATTTGAAAGAACAAGAAGATGAGATTAACAAAGCTATTGCCTCTAAATTAAAAACAGAAATGTCAATAAACTTTTTACGAATAAAGAATGAAATTCAAAAAGCAGAATTACCTATACAAATTTCTGATAAATTTTCAATACAAAATTATGAACAACTTTTGATTGCCATAATGTCAAATAAAAACAAAAAGATTCAAAGGTATAATGATAGAGCAAAACCATCAATTTCATCTTTATTAAAACAGATTAATGATTACAAACAGGAATATGGCAATGAATGATGATGATATTTTAGATTATATTGAAGATAGTCGTAATCTACGAGCTACAGGTATGGAGCTAGAATTTGATTATGATGAAAACGATATGCTAGTTATGAAGCCATATTCAGAAATGTCAACACTAGAAAGCATAAGTATTGGTTTAGAAAAAGTAGGTTCAGCAGCCACAGGAATTGCAGGTGGTGCGTTGTCAGCCACCGCTGGTTTTATACCTGACCTTACTGTTGCTTTACCTGTGGCAGTTAAAGATGCGTTGAGTGCAGAAGATGGTAAAAAATTAAAAGCCTTTGGAGAAACATTTGAACGACTATCAAAAGAAAATTTTGGTGTAGAATTTTATAGAGGTTTGTTTGACAATGCAATAGATAGCTTAGACTTGAGTGAAGAACTGAAGAAAGACGCAAAGTCTGGTTTTAATCTAGGAGAGTTTTTTGATTTCTTAGGTCCAGCCTATGCAGCTGTAAAAAAAGGTCCACAAATAGTTAGAGGTGTAAAAAATAAAATGCAACAAGTAAGTGAGGCTGCACAAAAAAGATTAGACGAAGATAAAGGTTCAGTAACTGTATCAAGTATGGGTGTAGGTGAAATGGGTAGGATGGTAGACAAAGGTTTATCTAAACTAGCTCCTACAGAAGGTAAAGTTGTAAACCTTAAACCAAAAACAGACCGCCTTAACTTTTACTCTAAAGCAGAAGAAGTAACCAATCAGTTAAAACAAAACAAAGGCACAGGACAACAGTATCGTCAACAATTACTTAAAGCAGGTGTAAAACCAGATGAGATAGAATGGCTAGGACTTGATGATGTTCTTAATAAAGGCAAGATTACTAAACAAGAAATACAAGACCAGATAAACGCAAACAGAATAGAGTTAGATGAGGTAGAGTTGTCTGGCACTGGTATAGATTCACCTGCAACAAGATTTAACGAAAATGAAACAGTAATGTCCGCAGAAGATGCTTATGGACCAGAGTATTTAAATAACCGAGCAGATGAGATTTTTAAAGATGGGATTGAGCTTGATGAAAACAGAAAATACACAATAGAGGATGCCTATAAACAAGCAAAAGATGAATATGATATTAATCCTGTCATGAAATATGTTGACCCACAAACAGGATATACAATTACAGGAAATGGTGATTTAGGGTATCAAATATTTAGGTCAGAAGCAGACAGTAGTAATTTCCGTAATGCTATTGATTTTCCCGATACTCCATATTCACTTAATGAAGCGGTAATAAGAGCAGAAAATGATATGATGGAAAGAGGAGATATAATGATGTATGGAGATGGTTCAAGGTTAGGAGAAGGTACGAGGTTTGAGGAATACACAGAACCAGGCGGAGATAATTACCGAGAGTTTTTAATTAGATATGATAATCCTAGAGAACGGAATGAAGTACAATTTGATGATGACCATTTTGGCATACCAGGAAAAGAGAATGTCATTGCTCATTTTAGAACAAAAGATAGAACAACAAGCGATGGTAAGAAAGTATTTTATATAGAGGAGATTCAATCGGATTGGGGTCAAAAAGGTAGACAAAGTGGTTTTAAAAAACCAGAAAGAAAAATGGTAGAAATATCAAATAAAAGAAAACAAGCACAAAAAAAATTAGATGAATATGAAAAAATAGTTAATGATTCTGGTGAAGATTTAGCGGGTAAAGATTTAGATGAAGCAACTTCATTAAGAATGTATTTGCAACAAACTCAAAATTTTGTAGTTGACAATGACAAAAAAGTTTTTAAAGCACCATTCATAACAGATACAGATAAATGGACACAGCTTACTCTAAAAAGAATATTATCTAAAGCAGTTGATGAAGGATATGATTTTGTATCTATAACACCAGGCAAAGCACAAATGGATAGATGGAATAATGAAGGGGTGGCTAAATTCTATGATGAGATTGTTCCAAAGAATGCAGAGAAGATTGTTAAGAAGTTAGATAAAAATGCTATACGAAAAGATAAACAAGTTTTGGTTACTGATAGAGAAGATTTACTACCTGATAACCTTAAAAAAAGATTTCCGTATGCACAAATTAGATTTAGCATAGAACTTACACCACAGCTAAAAGAAAAAGTAAAAAAAGGAATGGCGATGTTTAGTGCAACACCACTTGTCGTTGGTCAGGAGAATGAGTGATGGTTAAGAAAATTAAAAAAGGTCTTGAGTATCTATCTCAACAACTTGGCAAAGCCGAAGATGTACAAAAAGAAATAAGAAAATATTCTGCACCTGATGACGAAATATCAAAAGCTAAAGGTGGTGAAATACTTGTTAAGGGTGCAAGTGCCGATGCTGTAAAAGCTCTTAATGAATCATTAAAACTTAATGGATATAAAGGACCAGGTCTTAATATAGCTAAAGTTGTTATGAAAGCAAAAGGGTTAGATAAAGTAAATCTAGCAGAACTTTTAACTAAAATTAAAGATGATAATAAAGAATTATTTGAGTTTTTACGCAGACCAAAACAAACAATAGAAACAATGGTTGCGGCAGCAGAAGCCAATGGATTTGATAAAATAGCTTATAAATTACTATCAAGAAAACCTGGAGAAGTTCCTAGGGTGGAAGATACTTTAGGTGGTTTAATAGCAACCCTAAAACTAGGTCAAGACTTGGAGGAAAAATCAAAAGTCATACTTAAAACAACTAACCCTGAAAAGAAAAAAGAACTATTTAAAGAATTTAAATTACTTGTATCACTACAAACAAATTTACTCGGTCAGGTATCTGGAGCTGTATCTGAATATGGTAGAGGTTTAGGAGCTATATCAGCGGCACAAAAATTAGAAAATATTAATTTAAATGATTATACAAATAGAATAGATGAGTTTGTAAACAATCTTGACGATAATATGATAGATTTTCATGCTCAAACATTTTTATCTTTACCAAGTCCTGGCAGAGCAGAATACGCAAGAAATAGTTTTGCATTAAAAACTTATGATACTTTGATGGAATTATTTATAAATGGTATACTCTCAAGTCCTGTAACACATATTGTTAATACAGCTGGTAATGCTATATTTCAAATTCAACAAGCAGCTGAAGCTGGTGTAGCTGGAATAATTGGTGAAGTAAGAACACTCGGAGGTAGAAGAGGAGTTGTTGGGGACAGAGTATACAAAGCAGAGTTTGCTGCTGAATCTCATGGAATGATAATGGCTTTAAAAGATGCTTTTAGAGCTTTTGGTTCATCAATGGTTACAGGTGAGGCAGGAGATTTTGCAAGTAAAATTGACCTTAAAAACAGAAGAGCTATAGGTAGAACAGATAATATTGCTCATATAACAAAGAGTATTTCGGAAGGTGACCCAATGGCTGTTGTAGACATACTTGGAATACTTGCTAGATTGCCAGGAAGATTTCTAGGTTCGGAGGATGAGTTTTTTAAAGTTATATCTGAACGAGCAGTATTGTATAGAGAGGCTTATAGAGAAAGTGCTATGGCTTATGATAATGCAAGAAGAAGTGGATTGAGTAAAGCAGAAGCTAAAGATTTAGGACAAAATGCTTATGCAAATACATTACTTGAACCTAATCAATCTATAAAAGATATGATGGCTCAAGAAGCTAAAATTAGAACATTTCAAGGTAATCCAGAAGGATATTGGGCGAGTTTTGTACAATTAGCTAACACAGTACCTGGTGGTAAAATGATTGTTCCATTTAGTAAAACACCTACAAATATTATGAAAGAAGCATTTGACAGAACTCTAAATTGGTCACCTGTATATAAAGCACTTAAAGGAAAATTACCAGGACAAACAGGACCATCTGGTAGAGAATTTGACAGAGCTATGTCAAAACTATTAGTAGGTAATTCCACATTTGGTATTATGGTAGCTATAGCTATGGGTCAATTTGGTGATAATATTAAAATTGTTGGTAGTGGTCCAAGTGACCCTAAAGCACAAAAATACTTAGCAGGTATGGGTATAGATAGATATTCAATTAATTTTAAACAAGATGATGGAACTTATGTTGGTTATACTTTTTCTAGACTTGACCCTATGTCAGCAGTTTTATCTATGGCAGCCGACTATGCTTACTATGCACAAAACTCTGATAGTCAAAACTTAATTGATTTAGAAAATATATTCAAATCAGGAACTTTAGCTGCAGCTCAGTACGCAACTAATATGCCATTCCTTCAAGGTGTTTCAGAATTAGTTAAAGCGGCTGGTAATCCATACGGAGTGCCAGAAGGTTTTGGTGAACGCATGGGAAAATTTCTTGTTAAAAAAGCATCTGATGTTGTTTTTACAGCTACAGGTATGGTGGATTTATATACACCTGGTATTGATATTGTTGGTGCTACAGCCTATTCAGGTTTAATAGACCGAATAAAAAATCCAGATGCTTCAAGTATAAAACTTTCTGAAGAACAATTAATTAAAGCGGAATATGCTTATTTACCTACTGTTATGAAAGGTTTTTATGAATCTTATAATCAGGCTTTAAGTAAAAATCCTCGTTTTTCTAAAACCTTACCAGATGGTTTAAATATGTGGGGAGAAGTTAAACAACAAAGTGATGGTCTAAACTACAATTTAGTTTCACCAATCAGAATATCTAATCCACAATTTACCGAACTTAATGAAGAATTAACATTTTTATCTGAGAGAAGAATTGGAACTTTCACAAGTCATAAAGAAAAAATAGGTGGTGTACAACTATCTGCTGAACAAATTAATGACCATATTCTTTTTATAAATAACTCAAACAAACTTAGTAAAAATGTTCATTTAAGTGAAAATGATAAAGGATACAATCCTAACGAAAGTTTATTAGCAAAATTAAATGCTGAAATAAAAAAAAATGATTATCAAGTAAGTGATTTAGAGGACCGCTATATAAGACTTAATAGTATACTTGCAGATGCTAGAGAAAGTGGTAAACATTTATTATTTAAAAAGTATCCTGGATTAAAAGTTAGAATTGATGCTTTGAAGAAGTAAGGATTGATAATATGGGTCATATAGTGTATAAATATTATAAGCGAGAATTACATGGCAACATTTAACATTAACGATACAAACCGCAGGGTTCAATATACGACCAATGGCAGCCAAACTGCTTTTGCTTTTAGTTTTCAGATTAATGCTGATTCAGAACTGAAAGTAATCCTTGGAGAAACAACTCAAACTCTTTCGGTACATTATACAGTAACTATAGCAGCTGACGGAACAGGTACAGTTAATTATTCTTCAGCTCCAAGTTCAGGACAAAAACTAACCATTCTCGCCAACAAACCATTATCAAGGGAAAGTGTTTATTCTACAGGAGCTTCATTCACAGCTGCATCATTAGAAACAGATTTTGATAATACTATTATGGTGTTGCAACAGTTTGAAGAAAAGATTGATAGAACATTACAATTACCTGAATTTGTTACAGGCTCAACAGCTCCGAGTCTAACTGTACCATATAATGACACAACCGCAAATAATGCTAATAAGGTTATTGGTTATAATACAAATGGTACAGATTTAACTTTATTGAGTAAGGGTGTAACAACTTGTAATGTGACAGCTAATACTTTATCCGCTGGTGCTAGTGCTACAGGTTCTGCTTCTGTTAGTGGAGATACACTTAGCTTAACACTAGGAATACCAACAGGAGCTACAGGTCCTCAAGGAGCGACAGGAGCTACAGGTGCAACAGGAGCTACAGGTGCAACAGGAGCTACAGGAGCTACAGGTCCTCAAGGTCCAGCTGGAGATGTGTCGGCTGGGTTTGCAATAGCAATGAGTATAGCTTTATAAAGGAGAAATATGGCACAAGATTTTAGAAGATTCACAAGTAATGCGGTAGGCACTTCGGCTGTTACCATATTTACTGCAAATAGTTTTGATACTGTTGTTGGAATTAGTTTAGCTAATGTTCACACCAATGCGATAACAGTTCATTGTTATATTAACGATGGTTCAAACGATATTAGTTTAGTAAAGGATGTTAGTATACCAGCAGGGTCAGCTTTACAAGTATTAGACGGAGGTGCAAAGTTTGTGGTACAATCAGGCGATGCACTTAAAGTTATTTCAGATACAGCTAGTTCTGTAGATGTTTGGGTTTCTGTAGTAGATGCAATTAGTACATAGGAGATATAGATGCCATATATAGGGCAACAACCAGCAACTTCCTTTCATTCGTTAGTCAAACAAGATTTTTCTGTTAGTGCAACGACAGGTTATACACTATCACAATCAGTAACGAGTGCTAACGATATAGCTTTATTTATTAACAATGTAAGACAAGAACCTACTACAGCATATTCTGCATCTGGAACAACTTTAACACTAACAGCTGCAACTGCATCTGGAGATGATATGTACTGTATTTATTTAGGAAAAGCAGTAGGAACAATTAATCCTGCAAGTGGAAGTGTAGGTTTAGCACAGCTATCAGCTACAGGTACAAAAAGTAGTAGTACATTTTTACGAGGTGATAATAGTTTTGCAACTGTAAGTGGGTCAAATGTTCTTGAGATTCTTACAGGTGTTTGTGATGGTCGTTCAGTAACAGTTCCTAGTGGTACATACACTATGCCTAATGTTACAGCAGTTCAAAGTTTAACTGGAAGTTACGCAGATTTAACTGGTTCAGAAATAGCATATACTCCTCCAAGTGGTACGAAACAAGTTATCTATAGTTTTCAACACATATTCACAAGAGATGGTGATTATCCTTTAGCACACTATAAATTTTTTGTGGATTCTGACGAAGCAACTAGATATAGAACAACTCTTTACGGAGCATATACAATTATGCTTCAAGAATTAAGATTTATAATAAGTATTACAGGTAGTGCAGATACAACAAATGCAAATTTAGCGTCTTGGTCATCCGCTAAAACTCTTAAAATACAAGCAAGAGAGTATACTGATGGTTCTGGTGGCTCTACTAATACTGCAAGAGCACACGGACTTATCTATTGGGATGGAGGAGGACTATCTGGGTCTGGAAATGGTTTTCAATATAAAGCACCAATTTTAACAATAACTGCATTAAAGGATAGTTAAGATGTCTAAAGAATTTGAATCAGCAATTGACGCAATTAGAATGGAAAGAAATCATATATTGATGTCAACAGATTGGGAAGTTTTAAAATGTTTAGAAACAGGTCAAACAGTTTCAGATTCGTTAAAAAAATATAGACAGGAATTAAGAGATTTAACTAATGGTGTTACAACATTAGACAAATGCAAAAATATAAAATTTCCAACTAGGGAGAAAGATTAAATGCCATTAAGTAAAATATTATCAACTTCGTTAGCAAGTGGTGTAGGAGGTAAAGTATTGCAAGTGGTACAAAATCATGATGACCAATATGCAACATATTCTAATACAAGCATAGATGCACAAGCTACAGTATTAAGTCAAGCAATTACACCAAGTGCAACATCTAGTAAAATTTTAATTAAAGTTAATTTATGTGTAAGTTGTACAACTGATGGTAACAAACATTTTGGATTAGTAATGTATAGAGGTTCAACTGAAATTGGAAGTGGTGATGCGTCAAGTTGGAATTCTGGTGTTGGCACAACACATAGTGCTACTGAACAAGTAAATTACTCACAGCCAGATAAAATACTTACAGGATTTTATTTAGATTCTCCAAACACTACATCAGCAACAACTTATAATATAAAAAGTTATATTCACGATTTTGGTAGTTCTATTAGTGCAAAAAATTTAGTAGTGAATGGTGGTGGTTACAGTTATAATAATAAAGAAACTGCTATAACATCATCAAGTATAACTTTAATGGAGATAGGTGCGTAATGGCTTATATAGTAGATGCAATATTAGCTTTAGATTCAAAAGCAAGAGTAAAAGTTGTAGGTGAAGATTATGATAAAATTACTTGGTTTGATGACAATCCAAATAAAATTACTATTGACCAAATTAAAACAAAGAAGGCAGAATTAGATAAGGTAGATAAAGCTAATGAATATAAAATGCAAAGAGAAAAAGAATACCCAAGAATAGAAGAACAATTAGATACTATTTATCATAAAGGAATAGATGAGTGGAAGAAAACAATTAAAGCAATTAAGGATAAATATCCAAAGGAAAGTAAATAATGCCCTATATTGGAAAATTACCTACAACAGGAAACTTTATAAAGTTAGACACCATATCTGTTGTTAATGGTCAAGCTGCCTATACTATGCAAAAAGACTCTGCTAACTTTAGTCCTGCAAGTGCAAATCAAATGCTTGTTAGTCTTAATGGCATAATACAAAATCCAGGTTCGTCATTTACTATATCTGGTTCTACAATTACCTTTGCTAGTAATCTTGTAACAGGTGATGTAATAAATTATATTTTGGTATTAGGTGATGTTCTTAATATAGGTACACCATCAGACGGAACAGTTACAAATGCTAAGACAAATTTTGTATCAACATCAAGTGCAGCTGGATTACAAATAAAAGGAGATGGAACTACAGACGGAACTTTGCAACTCAACTGCTCTCAAAACTCTCATGGTGTTAAAATAAAAAGTCCAAATCACTCGTCAGCACAATCATATACATTAACCTTGCCAAGCACAGCACCAAGTGCGGATAAGATATTACAATCAGATGGTTCAGGTAATTTAAGTTTTATTGATACACCAAGTAGTGCAACAGTATCAGAAAAAGCAAGTACAACAGGAACAGGAGCTTTTAGTATCACAAGTTTAACAGTTAATGTTCCTTTATTTGTAGTTGCTGAAAGCACAGGAGCAAATAAACCAGAATGTTTATTTAGAGTTACAGCAGGAACAACAAGTGGTGGAACAACTCAAAATAGTAATGTTAAGTGGTTTATAGGAGCTGACGATAGCACTAATGCAAATAGAACAGTTCCAGGATTTGTTTTAATTCCAAGTGCCACAACAGTTACTATTACAGTAGATAGTATTGACGGAAAATTAAGGGCATATCAATAATGAAAGGATATATAAAACTTACACCAGAGGGATTAATTGCATTAAATTCTGATAATACAAAAGACCAAACTATGTATGAGAATGATAAAACTGCAAGAGAATTTACAAAAGATGAATATAAATTATTTGGAACACAATTAAAATATGCTGGAAATGAAAACACAAAGGTTATTGGTAAATCACTTGATGATGCTAAATTATCTTTTACAGCATATACAGCAACAGAATTATTTAATACTGCTATTAGTGTATTAAGATATAAAAGAGATAAACTTTTAAAAGAAACTGATTATGTAGCATTACAAGATGTAACAATGAGTAATAATATGAAAGAGTATAGACAAAAATTAAGAGATTTAACAAAAGATTTAAAAACCCATACTGAAGTTGATGCAGTATCATTTCCAACAAAACCGAGTGGAGGGTAGATGGCAATAATTAGAGCAAACAATAATACTTTATCTAGTGTAACTGCATTACCTTTTGCAACAGGTGGGTTGGTTAAATTAGTATCTAGTACAAATGATGGTACAAATCCATCTATTACATTTGATTTAACAAGTGCAACAATAGGTACAACATATAAAGCATACAAAATATTTGGACATAATCTTAGTTCTTTTTCTGCAAGTAATCCAAATCTAAATATGTTTTTTGGTACTGCATCAGATACTTTTTCTACACAAATTCAAAAAGGTGGTATTAGAAATCATACTGATGTTAATGGTGCTAACGATTCTATAAGTTATACAAGTTGGCATAGGTCTGGACAAACAGATACAGGAGGTGCAACAGTATCTTATTATGTGCCTAATACATCTGACCATGCTACATTTGAAATTACAGTTTTTGCAATAAACGATAGTTCAGTTAAAGCAAGGTATCATGGACATTTAAATTTCAATTCTTCAGGTAATTATGTATTTACATCAATTATAAATGGTAGATTTAATGCAACAACAATAACACCCTATGTTAAATTTCAAGCATCAAGTGGTAATTATGCGGGAACAATTACTGCTTATGGAATAGTAGATTAAAAAAGAAAGGAGGAAGATATGTCTATTTATACACATAAAATGGTTAATGATAAAAAAGTAAAATTAACTGCTGACGAAATCAAAGAACTTGAAGCTAGAGATGTAGAATGGGCTAAAGGCGAATATGACAGACTTATGCTTAGTATTCGTCAAGAAAGAACTAATCTTTTAGCTGAATGTGATTGGATGGGAATGTCTGATTTAACTATGTCTGCCGAGTGGAAAACTTATAGACAAAAGTTAAGAGATATAACTAAAGATGTTGATACAGTTGATAAAGCTAAAGCTGTTACTATGCCTGAGAAACCTAAATAAAGAAAGGAGAAACAATGCCAGGACATTATGGAAAAAAAAAGAAAATGATGGATAAGAAAAAAAAGAAAAAGTAATGCGTAGTTTAATGAGGAAGTTTAATCCTGTTCCTAAAACTAAGGGCGGTGTTCCAAAGAAGTATGTATCTGGAGCTAAGAACCCAAAGGCAAGGGAAGAGGAAATAAAAAGAACTGCCAGACTTTATAGGCAAGGCAAACTAACACCAGCAATGATGGATAAAATATCAAAACAAAGGAGTAAAGGATAATGCCATTTAGTAAATATAGTCCAAAACAAAAGAAGTTAGCTGCGGTTGCAAAACCTAGAAACAAAATTACAGGAGCTGATTTAAAAAAATTGAGGAAAAAAACATGAGTAAATATTCTAGCATACCAGGTTCAGGAAGATTTGGAAAATCAACCTTAGATAAAGTTTATCGTAGAGGGTTGGGTGCTTATTATAGTAGCGGCAGTAGACCAAAAACTTCAGCTCATGCCTGGGCAATGGGCAGGGTAAAATCTTTTGTATCTGGTAAGGGTGGAGCTAGAAAAGCAGATAAGGATTTGTTAGGTAAAAAGTAATGGCAACTAAAGCGGATAAGAATGAGATGAGAATAAGTAAGCATGAGGAAGTTTGTTCTGAGAGGTATCGCAATATTCATGATAATATTGCCGACTTAAAATCTAGAATGAAGAGAGTTGAAACAATCATGATGGCTAACACAGTTGCTGTTCTCGTAGCTCTTATCTCTGTGTTTATGAAGTTATAACGATGGCTCTCATTGACCCATTAACCGCTTTTGCTGCAATCAAGACAGGTATATCCTTAGTTGAAAGAGGTATTAAAGCAGGAAAAGAATTGCATGAACTGGCTTCACCTATAATGAAGTGGGCGAGTAATGAAGCTCATTTAGAAACACACTCATCAAGAAAAGGTAACACAGGTTTCCTCGGTAAGTTTACAGGAGTTGAACAGGATGCTATCGCTGCTTTTATCCGTAAACAAGAGATAGAAAAAAAACGAGCAGAACTTAGAGAAATTTTTTTATTGTATGTTGATGATGGTTTAAATAAGTGGGAACAGTTACAAAAAGAAATTGCTCATCAACGAGCTTTAAATAAACAAAGAATTAAAGAACAGATAGCCAGAAAAAAAAGATTTAGAAATACTTTAATAATACTTGGTTCTGTAGGATTAGCGGTTACAATATTACTAATAGAATTTTATTATTTGATGAGAGTAAAATGACAGACTTCTATACATTTACTGTTGAGATAGAAAAGAAAAAAAATCGTAAACAACCGCCAACAGTATGTATTAGATTCTTTGGATGCAAGGATATGGACGATGCAAATAAACTTGCAGAACACTTAAATATAATGTTAAATACAGACATGATTGCCATAGAGGGTGAGAGTCTACATTAAGGAGGTAGAATGTTTCAAGCAATTTTAGGACCTGTTGCAAATCTTGTTGGAACTTACATTAAAGGTAAACAAGAAAAAGCAAAACTTAAAACTCAAGTAGAATTAACTAAACTTGAAGCAACAAAAAAACAGATAGAGAAGGATGGAAGCTGGAGTGAAAAAGCTATGGAAGCTAGTGCAGATTCTTGGAAAGACGAGGCTTGGACTCTAACTTTTATTCTTATACTATTCGCATCTTTTGTTCCAGCATTACAACCATATATGAAAGAGGGTTTCTTATTTCTTAAAAACGATTGTCCTGATTGGATTTCTTACGGAATACTTGCAAGTATTGCTGGTTCTTTCGGACTTAAAAGTATTAGTAAAATTAGGAAATAAAATGCAACTATCAAAACATTTCAAACTTTCAGAGTTTACAAAGTCACAGACAGCTGCTCGTATGGGTATTGATAATACACCTCCAGAAGAAGTCATACCTAAACTTACTTTCTTATGTAGTCAGATACTTGAACCCTTGCGAGAAAAAATTGACAAACCAATAATTGTTACTTCAGGTTACAGGTCCGTTAAATTATGTGAGGCAATAGGTTCAAATGCAAACTCACAACATTGTAAGGGAGAGGCTGTGGATATAGAAGCTCTTGGTATGTCAACTCTCAACCTTGCGGAAATGATAATCAACCATTTTGATTTTGACCAATGTATCATGGAATGTTACACACCAGGAGATATGAACTCAGGATGGGTTCATGTAAGTCTAACCTCTGGAGAAAATAGAAAAGAAGTATTAACTTACAGTAAAGAGAAAGGATATGCCAAGGGATTGGTAATCTAAAATGTCTGAGCTTACTGTCGGTAGGATTGGGGAGTTAATCTGTTGTTTACGATTAGAGGAGATAGGTATTCCCAACGAGATTGCACACATCAACGGATTTGATTTAGCTGCTCATTACAATAACAGATTAATACGAGTACAAGTTAAAGCCAGAACAGTTCCTGATACTCGTAGAAAAAATGTTTATATGTTTACTACATCAAAGGGAGCTAAGAAAAAAATTGCACTAACCAGAAAAGAATGTGATGTTATTGGATTAGTAGCTATCCCAGAAAAATCAGTTATATTTATGCCTGTCAAAACAAAAGTAAATGTTACAGCAAGAGTTAAAATTTCTGAGTTTAAAAAAAAAGACATTGCCCTCATCACATGGAATCAGGCAATGCGTACCCTAAAGTATTCTGATTGACCTTGATGAACCTTTGATTCTCGTTATCTTTTTATCAACCTCTAATTTTGTTAAGGCTTGTATAACTGCTGAACGAGTATTATGTCCAAGTGCATCAGCAATCTCTGCTTGAGTTGGTGGGAATCCATTACTGCTAGAGTAGGATATTATAAAGTCAAATACACTTTCTTTTAACGATTTAGTTTTCATTTTCAAACCTCCTAATTTTTTCGTCTATGTTACTAAAAGTATCGTCATTATTTATTTTTCTAAGATAAGCAATCCGAGTGTCATTTAACTCAAAAAAATCTTTAATGTATTGTATTTTTTCATCTGGTCTTTTCTTATCGCTTTCAAATATCTTATCTAACATTGAATCAATATCATCAATAAGGTCATTTGGTGTTTCGTATGTTTTTTTCTTACCACCAGGAAACGATAGTGTCCATTCAGGGGTATTAGCTTGTTGTATAGCCTCTTTTAAGTCTTTGGTACTACCACTCATCTTACCTGCGTTTTGCGACCTGGTGGCTTTCTCTGTGGCTTTTTTTTTCTTTTTAGCTATGTCCATCTCCAAGGATGAGGCATATTCACCACCACTTAGTCCACAACTAGATAAAGCTCTACCGATTGCACTCGTTTCACAATTTTCTACAGCAGAAGTTTTATTGACATAACCCTGTCCTCTAATTTCTTCGGCATATCCACATCCAACTATAGTGCCTTCAAGGTCTTTGATTACAGCTTTAAAAACTATTCGCTTACCATCATCAACAACCATAGAAGTTTCTATGCCATAATTAAATTCGCAATACTTTCTAAAGACATCAACTCTGTCTTGAACTTGCGTATATTTTTTACCACCTCTTTGAGGCACTCCTTGAGTCTGATTTAACTCTTGGATTTCATTCATCATATCTTTCATTTTATTCATCTTTGATTTCCTTTACTGTTAATTTTTCATATTGAGATTCTGGTTTTGCTGGAACTATCTTTTCTGGAGTAGCCTTTCTGACGATAGTGTCTAGTGCCACCTTTCTATCATTGATTGTAATGTAAGAAACATTTTCAGATTTAAGAGTACCGATAATCTTTTCTCTGGCACTTTCCTTCAATTCTTTTTGCTCCTTAATTTTTTTATCGCAGTTATCAAAGTCAGTAATATAATCCATTACCTCATTACTCTTTCTGTGATTAGTCCAATCAACGAAAGTTTTTTCTGGTTCACTATCATCATCATAAGGAATATCATCCTCAACTCTTTTCCAGAAATCTTTTACCGCTTCAACGATAGTATCCTGAATCTCCTTATCAGACTCGTAAACATACATATCAAATTTAAGATTAGGACCGAGCTTACCTATGATTGCCCATTTATAACCAGAACAAAACATCTGAGCTTGTACTTGTAGTATGTTCTCATAAGTAGGAGGACCAGAATTATATCCTTGAGTCTTTATTTCACAGACTCCGAATCCTTCTAGGTTTACCATCTTATCCTCTAACCTATCGTAGAACGGAAGAACACCACCCTTGATTTCAAGAATACCATCCAGAGAAGCTGCCATCTTATATTTTTTTTTATGAAAACCTTCTTTAGGTATATGAAGATTACAGGACATCCTCCCTTCTTGTTGAGAACATAACTCATCAAGGTCATCGGATACCCATTCTCTCAATCCAGGTTCAAGATATTGACCTCTCTTTGCTGCATTGGGAGCTGATGTAGAATCCATTTGTTCAATCTCACCTAACTGAATCCTTCTAAATTGGTAGCGAAGATATTCTCTGACATAGAAATTGTTTTTACCAAGGACAATGACACCGATTTTAGAAGCTCCAATTTCAAATCCATCATGACTAAATTTATTCATTATTACTGACATAAGGCACTTCCTGTATTGGGTTCATGTGAAGGTTATAACATTCATCATCAGAGGCACAAGTTACAAGTAAAAACATATATGCCATGACCATAAATATTGTTATTAAAAGTATTGAAGGTATTACCTCCAGATAATCTTTGAGATGTTTTAATATTTTATTTCTCATTCTTTTTCCTTTGTTACACATTGTTGTTTATATTTCGTATATCCGAATATATTTAATGATGGATTTTTTGGGTCAGCCTTTGACCAACCCTTATCAACCCATACGCAAGTATATTGTCTTTCATTGTTTTTCTTTTGCACAAAGAAGTCTGCATTGCTCCAAGAATACAAGTTAAAGACAAGACCAATAATTAATGTTTCCATTATTTCTCCTAGTGAAGTGTTGATATTCTATCTAAAGCTCTCTTAACTGTGGAGGCACTCCAACTACAACCTCTGGCAGTTTTTATATTACGAACATTTAAATAATTAGCCATACCAAGTAAAGACCTGGAATGATTCTTTGCATCGTTGAGATGAATCTGAACCTTGGATAAATTTCTCATGGCTTTTTGCTTTACAGCTTCAGTAGCTTTTGCTCTAGCCTTATCCATAGAGTTATGAACACCGAGTTTCGTCATCTTACGATTTGTAGATTTAGTAATGTAGTAACCTTTTTCAGCAATAGAAGTTTTCATCTCTAAACATTTTTCTTTTTGCTTGGCAGATAAATCCCTTCTGTATTGGTCAGACATAATCGCATTGACACCAAACATAATTCTATTTTTATCTTCAGTTATCTCTGGATTATTACACACCACTAAATTAAAATTTTTATTATCTCTAAACTTCATCATGTCATAGTCCAAACGACCTAACCTAGAAATATCCGCAGCTAGAATAGTTGTACCTCTTGGTGCAGTTTTAAGTACAGAACCGAGTTTAGGTCTGTCAAGGATAGGCACTCCACCTGAAGTACCTATCTCCTCAACAAACTCAACATTGTCTGTAATGTTATTACGATTTATGTAATCATTGATGATAAACTTTTGCCTATCAATGTCTGATTGGTCATTACTTAATCTGATGTATGCTACTATCATTATGTTGATTCCTTTCCGTTGGGTAGTTCATACACTTTTTTTATGTATTGCATTTGTATGTCATGACTATTATTAGGGAATAAACTTTTTAATTCTTGCATTTTTTCTTCACTAAAATGTAAAATATTAGTTTCATTCTCCACATTATAAAGAACCCTTACAAAACACTTTTTTTTGTCTAATGGTATAGCAACAAATTTTATTTCATATTTATTCATTATTTTTCTCCTATTTTATGCCTAAGAATTTTAGCATTTCTGTATGTACCTTTTCTTTTTCTTTCTCGTTTTTTACATGACAATCAATACTTACTTCAATATGGTCATCCCAATAAGTCAAATACAAATCATAGAAAATATTTTTAACAATAACTTTTGCTTGTTTTTGGTTCATAGTTTACCTTCCTTTGTTATAGGCATAATTGCCTACTATACATTATATATATTTCTGATATATTGTCAAATGCCTACCTATATTTTTTGGTATCCTTCCCCATAACTAGCCATAGGTAGGCACAGAAAGGATGATTATGAAAGGTTTATTTATTAGAATTGATGAGAAAGTTTACGACAGATTAAAGAAAGAATCTAAAAATAAAAGAGTTCCTATGGGTAGGCTTGTTGAGCATTATTGTGAGGAGGGTTTACAGGACCAAGGTGCATTCAGAAGATTGTTTGGTTTCTAGTGTTTGTTAAATTTGCAATTTGGATTATGGTTTTTTCTAATTACCCTCCACCAGCAAATCATTATTATGTAGGTGATACTAATACTTGTAAAAACGCACAGGAATTAGTTGACGATTGGATAGCTAGACATCATAAACCAAAAGGTTATTACGGATGGGTATGCCTTAAATGGGAGGAACATTTAAATTTATTATATGCTGGAAGGCGATATAAGGACCGAGTGAACGATGACAAAATACAAAGCGATTAGAACTGAGGTTGATGGTATCACCTTTGCCTCAAAGAAAGAGGCTATGCGATACAAAGAATTGAAATTTTTAAGAGAACAAAAAAGAATTAGTGATTTAGTATTACAACCAAAGTTTCCTATTGAAGTTTGTGGGAAAAAGATATGCACATACATTGCTGATTTTATGTACTACGAAAATGGTAATAAGATTATTGAGGATGTAAAGGGAGTAAAAACTTCTGTGTATAGAGTAAAAAAAAAACTAACCGAAGCTATTTATGATATAACAATTAAGGAGGTATAATGGCTGAACCTAAATACAATATAGAATTAATTAATCCTGACCATTACAAACAAGGAACTATTGAGTGCATAGATTATATACGAGATAGACTTGGCTATGAAGGATTCAAGGCTTACCTTCTGGGTTCACATTACAAATACACTTATAGATTTTCCTACAAACATAAACATCTTGACCCACTCTCACGCAAAAAAGAGGAGGATAGAGATTTACGCAAGGCAATGTGGTATCTATGTCGCTACCAGGATATGCTTAAAAAGGAAATAGAAGCTCATGAGGAGATAGATAATCGTCAAGAGGTAGAATATTCAGATGGGGATATACCAAGTGATACTGAACAGAAATAGTGAAACGCATAGATTACTCGCAAAGGAAGCTATAGAATTTCTTTTATTCTGTCTGAATAATGATATGAAACTAGGTGATATACAGCGAATGTATATTAAAAAAGAACTGACTAACTTGACCTATGCGAATGTTCTTCAAGCATTAATTAACGAGCATATTGATTGTCATGTCAGACTATCCATGAAAAATGAAGAAGAACAGCGGACCACATAGGATTAAATGTGATTGGTGTAATAAGATATTCTGGAGTGATGAACCTTTTGTTGTGACAGGAAACGGAATAACATTAGAACTAAAGTGCAATGAACAATTTGTTAAGAATGGATACAGACTACAAGGACAAAATACGGAAGAAGATTCTGGATAATGGTAAGAATAATATACAGAGTGTATATTCTGGAGGACCATTTACTGTTGTACCAAGAAGAGCTTTGAATGATAAACGCATCGCCAAGTCACCAATTAAATACCTGATATTATCTGTGTTATGCAGTTGTGCAAATAATTATACAGGAGT